CCCTTTTTTATTTAAAACAATAAAAATATATGGCTTGTGCAGTAACAAAAGGAAGAAGTTTACCTTGCAAAAGTTCAGTAGGTGGTCTTAAAAATGTTTACATTTTAGATTACTCTCCTGCTATTGCAGCGTTAAGCGATTCTTCTGGAACAATAACATTACCGAGTGATGGTAGTGCAGAGTTTTTCAAGTACGAAATAAAAGGAAATTCAAGTTTAGAAACTGCCGTTACATCTTCAAGAGAAAACGGAACTACTTTTTATGAAACTACTTTGAATCTTACATTAACTACGATTGATGTAGCAACTCAAGAAGAAATTAAACTACTTAATAGAGGTCGTGCTCACTATGTAGTAGAGGATTATAACGGAAATTATTTTTTAATTGGTAAGGATAATGGTGCTGAAATAAATAGTGGTACTATTGTAACTGGTGCAGCGATGGGAGATTTAAGTGGATTTACACTTGTGGCTTCTGCTCAAGAAACTGCCCCTCCATTTTTTGCAACTGCACCAGATGTGAGTTCAACTACACCTATTGATCCAAATCCGTAATTAAATTTTACTTTATCTTAAAGGGGTATCTTAACGGATACCCTTTTTTTATTTAATACACACAAAAAATAGTATTTATTACTATATACTAATATGAAAGTATTAACTACAAGTACAAACCAACAAACCATAAAGGTCATACCGAGAAGTTACGTTGCATCTGTTACATTAAAATTAAGAGATGACAGTACTAACGAGATAACTACTGCAAGTGTAAATACTGTTACAGATAAGGACTATTTAACCTTGTCTTATGCGTTTAACTTAAAAGAGGGTAGGTATTATGATTTAACACTTTTGAACGGTTCTGATGTCATTTATTTAGACAGAGTATTTTGTACAGACCAAACAATTAACCAAGACACCAACGATTACTATTCTGTTAATAAAAATCAGTATGTAACAAAAGATGGTAATAATGATTATATAGTTTTATAATATGAATGATTTAAGAGTATTAAATTTATCGACTTATACAAGTCCTAAAATAAAGGAAACAAAGACAGATAATTTTGTTTCTTATGGAGAGGACAACAATTACTTTCAGTTTTTAATTGATAGGTATAATGGTAGTGCAACAAATAACGCTATTATAAACGGAATGTCTGAAATGATATTCGGTAGAGGTTTAGATGCGACAGATAGCAATAGGAAACCAGAGGCTTATGCACAAATGATTACTTTATTTCACGATGACTGTGTAAGGAGATTATCTTCTGATCTAAAACTTATGGGCCAATGTGCAATGCAAGTAATCTATTCTAAAGACAGAAAAACGGTTGCAAGGGTAGAGCATATACCAGTACAAACATTACGAGCAGAGAAGTGTAATGAAAAAGGAGAAATAGAAGCATACTATATGCACCCAGACTGGGAGAACTACAAAAAGAACGATACTTTAAAAAGAATACAAGCGTTTGGTTATGGTAATGATCCTATACAGATATATTACGTAAAACCTTATAAGGCAGGATATAAATATTATTCCCCAGTAGATTATCAAGGTGGTTTACAATATGCAGAGTTAGAAGAAGAGATATCTAATTATCACTTAAATAATATTATGAATGGGTTAGCACCAAGTATGTTAATCAATTTTAATAATGGTACACCGGATCCCGAGCAACGTCAATTAATAGAAAACAGAATCTATCAAAAATTTAGTGGTAGTTCTAATAGTGGTAAGTTTATATTATCTTTTAACGATGATTCAAATACCGCTGCAAGTATAGAACCAATACAATTAAGTGATGCACATAATCAGTACCAATTCCTTTCTGATGAAAGTATGCGTAAGATTATGGTAGCACATCGAGTAGTTTCCCCTATGTTATTAGGTGTAAAAGATTCAACTGGTTTAGGTAATAATGCAGATGAATTAAAAACTGCTTCTTTGTTAATGGATAACACAGTTATTAGACCATTTCAGACGCTTTTAATAAATGCCTTTGATGATATATTAGCTTACAATGATATTAGCTTAAATCTTTATTTTAAAACATTGCAACCATTAGAGTTTAAAGAGTTAGATAATATAGTAGATGGAGAAACAAGAGAAGAAGAAACTGGTGTTAAATTATCAAAAGAAATTGATTTTATTAGTGAATTTGGAGAAGAAGAAGATTTAGAAAACTGGGAACTAATTGATGAAAGAAAAGTTGATTATGATGCAGAGTATGAATTAAATGAAGAAGTAAGAAAGTTAAACAATCCTAAATTATCTCTACTATCTAAAATGTATAATTTTGTTACTACTGGAACTGCACGACCAAACGCAAAAAGTAGTCAAGATGGAACAAGCGAAGATGGTTTACAATTTAAAGTAAGGTATCAATACGCACCTTTAACTTTTAAAGAAACTAGTAGAGAGTTTTGTAAGAAAATGGTAAAAGCTAAAAAGATATATCGTAAAGAAGATATTGACAGAATGAGTAAAACCTATTTAGGAGATGGATATACTAATAAAGAGGGTAAGACTGTCGGTTGGGGTAAAGGTGGTGCTTTAACTTTTGATCGTTGGCTCTACAAAGGTGGTGGAGATTGCCATCATTTTTGGATGCGTAAAACATACAAGGCAAAGAGTAAAAATCTAAAACCAGATGTAGGTAATCCAAATGCAGAAGTAAGCGTAAACAAGGCAAAAAAAGAAGGTTTTAAACCAGAGGTTAATGATAAAAAAGTAGCAATGCGACCAACGGATATGCCCAATAATGGATTTGTAAAAAAAAGATAGATGGCAACAGCATTATTTATAAGTAGAACGGATTTAGTAAAGAATAGTATTCTTGATGGGAATGTAGATACTGACAAGTTTATACATTTTATTAAGATTGCACAACAGATAGATATACAGAATTATTTAGGAACTGATTTATACAATAAGATTAGTGCTGATATTATTGCTGATAATTTAAGTGGTAATTATTTATCTTTAGTTAATGATTATGTACAACCTATGTTGATACATTATGCAATGATGCAGTATTTACCTTTTACTGCCTATCAAATAAAAAATGGTGGGATCAGTAAACATACATCAGAGAATGCAGAAAGTGTTTCTAAAGAGGAAGTAGATTATTTGGTAAACAAAGAAAGAAACTTTGCAGAGTACTATACAAGAAGATTTATAGATTATATTAGTTTTCACGAAGATAGCTTCCCAGAGTACAACAGTAATACAAACGAGGATATAAGTCCAGATACTAACGATTTATTTAACGGATGGGTACTATAATGAGAGCAACTTACAAACCAAAACAAGCAAACGTTGTTAAATTGAAAAAGTATTTAACTAAAAAAGAAAAAAAATAATGGCAAACGAAATATACGAAGTTAGTTGGTGGGGTAGTCCAGTAGAAGATGGATGGGGAGACATTTACTATAATTTAGCTTTTCCAAGTGAAGTACCATCTTTATTAAAATCTTTGGAATCTCGTTCAGCATATTATGAGAATGCAACTTGTACAACTGCAACATTAACTGACTTTGAAAAAATAGAACTATGAGCAATTTATTAGAGAAAGCAAGTATAATAACAACTCCTACTGCTTATAGTGATGGGAAGTTACATAGTGTTAAGCCAGTACAGACTTTAGGAGATGAAGAGGTTGTTAATGGAGATTTTGCTACGGATAGTAATTGGAGTAAAGGCACAGGTTGGAGTATTAGTGGTGGAAGTGCTAATTTCTCTGGAGGTACTGATGCTAATTTTAATCAGAATAATATAATTGAAAATGGTAAGAAGTACTTATTAGAATTTGATTTAATTAATCTTATTGATGGAGGTGTTACTGTTAGGGTTGGTAATACAAATGTAACTGATTATACTTTATTTGAAAGTAAGCATTATGCATTAACTACTATTTCTGATGGAACATCTTTAATGTTTCGTTCTTTTTCAAACACTGGTGGGTTCTCAATAGACAACGTATCAATAAAAGAAGTAATAGACGCTGATTTCGATTTCCAAAGAGGTTCTGCTGCTACAAGAGTAAACGCACAAGGACTTATAGAGAATGTTCAGACATTAAGTGGTAATTTAGTACAGAATGGAGACTTTAGTGAAATAGGTAGTGAGTTAGTTACTAATGGAGATTTTGCAACAGATAGTGATTGGAATAAGGGTACGGGTTGGAGTATTATAAATGGACAAGCGATTTGCAATGGAGTAGGTACTAATAGTTTGAAACAAAGTGGAATAACAACAACAAGTAAAATTTATAAATTATCATTTGACATAATATCTAAAAGTAACGATAATTTTTTAATTATTAGTACAAACTTTGGGGATACTTATATTAATGGCTCATCTACAAGTTTAGGAACAAATACATTTTACATAAAACCTACAAGTGGAACGGGAATTAGGTTTAGAGTAGCAGACGGAACAACCTTAACAATAGACAACGTATCAGTCAAAGAGGTCGGACAGAATTGGAGTTTTATAAATGGTACTAATATAGGAGATAATAAAGCAATCATTTCTGGAGATGGTAGTTTAGCTGGAAGAATAGAACAATCAAATGTTTTTGCAAGTGGTAAAACATATAAAATAACTTTAGATTCAATAATAAATAGTGGAGGTGGGTTAAATGTTAAATATGGTGTAGCTTATGCATCTAATATTGGCAGCATACTAACTACTGGTTCTTACACCTTTTATTACACCGCTTCTTCTAACCAACCCTTAATAATAAGTAGAAAAACTGGAGGTGTTGCTTATGACTCAAGTGTAACAAACATATCAGTTATAGAAATAACAGACGATACAGACTTACCAAGAATAGATTATACAGATGGTTGTGGTAGTTTATTGTTAGAACCACAGAGTACTAACTTGATTGATTATAGTGAAGATTTTAGTCAGAACACTTGGACTAAAATTGGTTCAACATTTACAAGTAATGCAATAATTTCGCCTGATGGTACTTTAAATGCTGATAAATTTATTGAAGATACTAGTACAGGAAATCATAATATTTATTCAGAAACAATAAGTGTTACTTTAGGAAGCACTTACACTTTAAGTTTATATGTTAAAAAAGGAGAAAGAAGTAGGTTTAGATTAGATGGAGGATATAGATTAAGTTTAGATGCTACTTTTGATTTAAACACTTTAGTTGTTACAGGAAACGGAACAATAGAATCTTTTTCAGATGGTTGGTATAAATTAAGTGCAACAGGTGTAGGAGAAGTTTCATCCGCAGGAACTAATATACATTTTTATATTCTTAATGATTCAGGGGTTCAATCCTACGAAGGAAATGGAACAAGTGGTATTTATATTTGGGGTGCGCAACTTGAACAACAATCATACCCAACATCCTACATCCCAACTAACGGTTCAACTTCAACTCGTTTAGCTGATGTATGCAACAACTCTGGTTCAAGTGATTTAATAAACTCAACAGAGGGTGTTTTATATGCGGAGATAGCTTCTTTGGCTTCTACTGCTTCTCAATCAAGTTACTTAAGTATTAGTGATGGAACTTATAATAATAGAGCATCTATTTTATTTTCAAATGGCTCTACGAATCAAATAAGAACATTTTTGAGGGTTGGGGGAGCTACGCAAATTGATGTTAGCGGTAACGTTGCTGATGTGACATCCTTTAATAAAGTGGCTTTTAGTTATAAGGAAAATGATTTTAAAGTTTATATAAATGGGGTTTTAGTTTCATCTGACACAAATGGCTCTGTTTGGACTGCTGATACAATTACAAAATTATCATTTAGCGAAATAAATACAAATGCTGGAACTTTTAAAGGTAACGTTAAAGCACTTGTAGTATTTAAAGAAGCATTGACAAACGATGAATTAGAGGGATTAACTGGAGAGGGATATGATACATTTAACGCTTTAGCATTAGCTAATAATTACACAATAATATAA